CTTTATCTAATTATTATCAAATGGAAGATAAAGTATTTAGATATGCTTTATACAAAACTAGATTACAACAAGTTAATCCAAATACAGGAAGATTATATACAAAAGACGAAGCTGCTAATGATGCTATAAAATACTTTATAGATTATGATATTAGGTCTACTTGGACAAATAATCTTAGAAATAGTTTTGTTCCATTTTTATCATACAGTTATAGAGTTATTCCTTTATTATTAGAAACAGCAGTAGTAAGACCTGAAAAGTTTGCAGTAATGGGAGCTATAGGATATTTATTAAATGACGGATTTAGAATTGCAGCAGAATCTACAAAGAAAGAAGAAAGACAACAAAGAGAATTGATGAATGAGTATAGGAAAAAAGATATGTTTGGATTATCTTTTATGCCTTATGCTAACGTAAGACTACCTTATAATGCACAAGACGGTGGAGCAAAGTATTTTGATTTTTCAAGAAAACTTCCTGGCTCTGATGTGTTTGAACTTACAGGAACTGCTCCAAACGCAGTTCCATTTCTTCCTGCTGTTGCTCAACCAGGTGGTCCGATAGTAGATGTGTACGATAAATTAATAAAAGGTACTGACCCATTTACTGGGCAGAAGTATGAAGAGTTTGGAATGACATCACCTGAAATTTTAGGCAGTAGATTAAAAGAACTAGGTAAATCTTTTGTTCCTAATGTGATAGGAATTCCTGGGCAACCTGCAACTAATAAATTTAAAAGGTCAATGGTAGAAGAATATCAATCACTATCTGACCCACTAACACCATGGGAAGCAATAGCTAACTCATTTGGTTTAACTATAAATACTGCTGATATAGAAAGATTACAAGTATTAAGAGCATTAGATGTTCGTTCTACTGAAAGTAAATATGGTGGATTTATTAGAAGACTAGAAAGGAAAAGAATGAAAGGTGAAATAACTTTAGAGGAATATAAAGAAGAATTCCAAAAAGCTAGGCAAAAATTAAAAGAAGAGTTTGAGGGTATATTAGAATGATACCGTTTGAAATTATTACCATGTTAGGTTCATCATTACTTACTGGTTTACTATCTATATGGTCACAAAAATCTAAAGATAACGCAGACCAACAACGATATCTCATGCAAAGAGCAGAGATAGAAAGAGCATCGGTTGATGACGCAAGAAAAGATAACAACCAATATCAATCTACAACAAGAAGATGGATGGCATTGTTATCAGTTATATTTATTATATGTCTACCTAAGATAGCAGTATTCTTAGACCCATCAGTACAAGTACATCTTATGTATCTTGAGCAAGTCAAAGAGGGTTGGTGGATATTTGGTAGCACAGAAGAAGTTACAACATTTAAAGGTATCAGTGGTATCGTAATTACTACAGCAGATACACATTTTCTAGCAGCGATATCAGGATTTTATTTTGGTTCGGCAGCTACTCGCAGATGATAGATAAATTAATTACAGCAGCAATACCATTATTGTTGGCAATGTTAGGGTATTTATTTACTAGTTTATTAAATATACATGATAGTGTAAACATACTTAATCAGAAAATGTCTATACTAGTTAATATGGACAATCAAATAATACCATCTCCTGATAATGTTATTGAACGACAAAAGATTAAAGAAGATATAATAAAAGAGTTACTAAAAATAGACAAGAGATTATCAATCGTAGAGTGGAGAATAGATAATGACAGTAGAAAGAGCAGGTGAAAAATTCTCAGGATATAACAAACCAAAGAACTCACGTAAAGGTGGCAAGAAGTTTGCTGTATTAGCTAAAGAGGGGGATAAGATTAAACTTATCAGATTCGGTGATGCTAATATGAAGATTAAAAAGAACATACCGTCAAGACGTAAATCATTTAGAGCAAGACACAAGTGTGATACTGCTAAATCTAAACTAACAGCTAGGTATTGGTCATGCAAAAAGTGGTAAAGAAAGAAACAAAGAAACAGAAACAAATAAAGAAATGGATTAAGTTTCAAGAAGAACTAAATAGAACTCACAAGACTACAGTGGGTGTTTTGAAACCTAATTAAAGCTAGAAATAGCAGAGGTTTCATGCCATGATAAACTTAATTAAGTTCTTACTAAGTAAGGTAAGGACGAAATATCTGAGACCTGAGATATCAGTCTTAGAATTTATACTAATATTAGTTATGTCATATTACATCACTAGATGGCTATATGCTTAAACTAATAGGAGATAACTATGAGTGCAAACATCCCTTATACAAAGAGGGAAATGCAAATCATCAGGGCTATCCATGCCATAGAACCTAATGCTAGGTTCAGTATCAAAGACAGGATAAGAGGAAGACTTGACTATCAGTACGGTGGTGTAGTATTCTTTAATTGTCTACCAATAACTTGGGACGAGATAATGGATAAGATTGATGAGCAAGAAGAAAGAAGACCTTATTAGTAATCCACCCCACTACACAAAGGGGATAGAAACTACTAAGTATATTCGGTCATGGGATATGGACTATGTTCGAGGTAACATCATCAAGTATGTTACAAGATTTCCGTATAAGGGTACACCTGTGCAAGATTTAAAGAAAGCAAGATGGTACTTAGATTATTTAATAAATGAGGAAGAAAATAAATGACATACCAAATCAATAACAATGGTGGTAACTTCAGTAGAGTAGGCATCATACAAAGAGACGAGGATGGTAATGCACTAGAATGTCCTCATTGTGGCTCAAGTCATCTGATTAAAGCAGGTACATGTGGAACTCACAAGCAAAAGAAAAGATGGAAATGTCAATGCTGTAAAAAGAAAACAGTAAGTCCTGCGATTTCAAAGAATTATGAACTAGAAGAAGCTGAGAATCTTGACTGGTCTACAGAAGAATTAATCAATGCAAGAACAGAAGTATTCAAAAGAAAAGAAGCTAGAGAAAAAAACGAAGAATTTATAAACATAAAGATAAACGATAAGAAACCTATCGGATTATATATACAAGGAGACCCACACGTTGATGATGATGGATGTGATTGGGTATCACTTAGAAAGCACATAGATATAGTTAATGCTACAGATGGTATGTTTGCTTGTTCTGTTGGTGACTTGTCTAATAACTGGGCTAGACGTGGTAAGTTAGCAGGTTTATGGGCAGACCAAACAACTAATGGCGAACAACAATGGCAGTTAGTAGAATGGTTAGTTAATGCAACACCTTATATATTTATCGTTGCAGGAAACCATGATATGTGGGCTATGGAGGGAGACCCAATTAAATGGATGTGTAAACCCCTAAAAACTGTATACTCTAATCATAATGCAAGACTTAAAATCAAATTACCTAAACACGAAATCAAAGTAAATTGTTCTCATAACTTTAGAGGACATTCAATGTACAATACAGCACATGGTATTGTTAAACATGCATTGTTCAATGCAAGAGACCACTTACTTATAGCAGGACATACACATGTATCAGGTTACTCACCGATTAGGGACGCAACTAATGATAAGATAATGCACTGCGTACAAGTTGGCTCGTATAAGAAATACGACAACTTTGCAAAGCAACTTAATCTACCATGTAAGATGATGTCTGCTTGTGCTGTTGCTGTATTTAATACAGAGTTACCTGACTCACACCCTGACTTCATTAAAATATTTTGGGAAGTTGAGGAGGGCGCTGACTATCTTAATTATCTAAGGAATAAATAATGCAACCAATAATTACTTTCTTAAATTGGGAGGATGCAGTCACCCCAACACAAGGGTGGACTGACATTAAAGAATTAAAACCTGAACTAGCTGACTGTATATCACTCGGTCTAATAGTTGAGGAGAATGAAAAAACTATAACTATAGTCTCTCATATATCAGGTGATAAAGAGGGAACAGATATAGATGGGAGTTTAGTATTGGATAAGTCTTGGATTAAATTCAGACTTGATATCCCAGTACCTGAACATCAAGTAAACAAACTTAAACAATGGTTATTAAAAAAGGTGGAAGAATGAGAGTAGCAGATGAGAAGAAAGAAAAACTATTTGTAGAATATTTTACAAGTGGAGATACACTGGCTAATGCAACCAAGTCAGCACAGAAAGCAGGATACAATAAGAACCCATCTCAAGTGGGATACTATCTAAAAAGAAAATACGAAAAAGAAATCAGAAAGATTAACGAAGAAAGAATTACATCTGTATCAGGCAAGGCAATCAATGTACTTGAAGACCTATTGCATTCAGACCAAGACTCAGTTCGTCTTAACTGCGCTAAATTAATATTAGAATTGGGTAACTACTCATCACAGAATATTAATATCAACATGGAAGATAACAAACATAAGAGTGATGAAGAATTAATACAAGAATTACAAGGACTTGTTGCTAAGATTCCTGCACTTGCACCCAAGTTATCAGCAATTCAAGAAGCTACATCAGAGGAAAACATTGAGACCTCAGATAAGGGTGCTACAGAGGACGAGAATAGAGTTACTCACTAGTTGGTACTGTTGATATAGGGAACTGAAATAAACGTGATAACGTCCATTCTAGCCCCCTATATTCTTCCAAGAGTAGTACATACCTGACACAAGAACAACAAAACCTATTGAATTAATAAATATGAGTGGATTATCTCTCGTCAGGATACCCGTTAACAACCAACCGAGTACCCCGACTGCCTGAACATAGAGATTAGCAGGGTAAATATTATACGAGGTGAGTATAATTCCTATAGTTAAGATAACTGAACTGAACCACTTAAGTTTCTCTATCAATGTCATACCACATATCCTCTGCATGATTTATACTATCACAAAGATATTCACATGGGGTAGCATTATCAAAGCGCTGTCCCTCATTTATTTCTTTGTCAGTCATTTCACTTAATCCTTTTATAAAATCTACTTTATCAAACCAGTAAAACCCACCGTAATGAATCTCTATATATTCACATTCATTAGGGTTCATACATTGGTCTACTAAATTAAATAATTCTCCAACACCTTTTGTTTGGTAAGCAAATATACCAACCAATTGTTTATCATCTTTAATTCTTACTAATGCTGTTGTCATTACTCATCCCCTATCTTACTTAGCGCACTTAACTCTATGTCCTTAATCATGTTTAACATTTCCATATATGATTTTTTAAACTTCATAAACTTTTCTTTTTCTATCCCTATGAACTCAGGTCTATTATCATCGTCATATATAAATTGTCCCGTACCATCACAATGCATACACTTATCTATCCTATCTCCATTTGATATTGTTCCTCTGCCCTGACATACAAAACATGTTTCATAAAACACTTCACGAAATGCTAGGTAGATAAACATTCTCATAAAGTATTTATGTTCTCTTAGTTCTTTAGCTTTATGGTTTCTCATAAAGATATCACAACACTCTACAAAGATGTCATCATATAAGGATGCTCTTGACTCAGGACTATCTATATACTTAGCCATGAGTATATCGTATTCTCTGTTCTTAAGATTGCGAGTACCTAAGAAGTGAGCTATATCTTCTGTTGTTATGGCATCGTGATTACCTGAACCCAATTCTAGATTCATTGACTTAGCGCATAACATTGACAGCATTTCAGCTTTCAAATACTTTCCATATCCTATACTTATTACCAGTATATCTTTTAGTTATTATCCTAACACCTTTGTTCTTAGATTGAAACTCTTTTGTGTATTGGTATTGTCTACATGCATCCCATGTTCTCATACATCTTACCTCAAAAGAGTCCCCATGTTCCATATCATCTATAGCATCATAGTATTCTCTATACTTTTCAGGTCTACCTTTATCACCTATAGGTATATCTTTATCTATTTTGATTGTCATTGCTTTTCCTAGAGTAATAATAATCCCTCATCTTCTGTAGTCTAGCTTGTCTTTGTTCATCTGATTCATTAGACAATCTATCTTTCTTTTTATTTAAGATATCATCTCTCTTTTTATAATACCTTTCCTTTGCATATTGTTTCTTTCTTTCCCTGTTTTCAGGACGTGAATACCATGTGTCCCAATACGTTTGTTTTTTTTCTTCCATTGTTTTCTCCTTTATTTATATGCCATAGATAAATACTGCCTGTTTAAGAGTTCACGTTTAGAATCCAAACAAAGCCAATTAAGTAACCAACAGCCGTCTGTTTAAACTAGTATGTAATTCTAAAATCACCTCTGCAGTATCTACCTATGAAGAAACACTTAGGTTTGTTGTGTTTCCTTTGCATCGTCATGCAATTCTAAAACGGTGTACCACTCCCATCGAATACTTCTTTTATTTCATCTATCCTCTTTTTAGTTTCATAGTCATCCTCTTTCAACCAACCCGAGAACTCATATGTATCTTTAGTATTGATAGTAAAATCCTTACCCTCTTTATTCAAGTTCTTGTATTTACTGTTACCCATAAATGATTGCGCATTTCTGTTTTCAGTCTCGCTTATTATCTTTACTTTCTTAAATAACACTTCATTGATTTCACCATACTCTTTATCGTTAGTGAATAACTTAATGTATATTCTCTCTCCTGTGTCTGCATTTTTAATTGCAAGGTTTATATATTTTGACATATTAATCTCCTAGTCTTTGGTAAAATCCTTTCTCTCTACGTTCATTAGCACTTAGAGTTTGAAACAATCTTAACCTATGTTCTTGTGCTGATATCTTACTGGTAAGTTCAGTTACTAATTTCTTAGCATCTGCTATCTTATCTATGTACATAACAACACCCTCATCTGTCATAGCAATAGCTTCCTTGTGCGCCTGTGTTCCTTTAACATCAGCGCAGTTAAGTAATGCTACTGCCATAGCAACCTTTTTGTTTTCAGTTAGCTTATGTAGTTCACTCTCAGCATCAGCTTTCTGTATACCAAGTCTCTCTACATAATCTACTAATTGTTCTAGCTCAATACTTGGTAGCTTAAATGCACTCACTGTATTTTACCTCCCCGTTATATATAAATGATTCCTTGCTGTTTCTTTTTGTCTTGAAGTCTTTGTCGAGACTACCTTTCAATAAGTATCTAGCAAACTCATCTATCTTTGGTAGCATGTAGTTATCAATATAGTCCTCATTGTAAGGTATATAATATAACTTTGTGTTACCCATTTGATATATACAAAAGTATGTACCGTCAGCATTATTCTTCCTACTGTTTCTTCTTACAAGATACTGTTGGAAATATATCTGTGGTAAATATCTATTAATATATTTATCAAAATCTTCCTGCTTAAAGTACGGTGATTTGATTTCAACCACTGCATTTCTCTCATCAATAAACCCGTCAGGTGTACAAGATAACTGTACTATTGTGTCATCTTTACTCATGTAGTCCTCTGTTATTGTAACCTGTGGTCCTAATAAATCAGAACCACAGTCAACAACGAGGAGTTGGGTAGCAATCATGACATGCGCTACACCATATCTTTCACACTCATGCCCGTGTGATGTAAACATTTCATTAACAGGTTTGTCTTCTTTATCACCAATCAGAATAGCAAAGTGATTCTGCCTTGAACAATAGTCGTCATTCCCTATGACTCTTGCTATCTGACTGGCTCTTAAATTATATAGACTGCCCAAGTTTCTCTACTCCATCTTTGATATCTTTAACTTTATCAAGGTTAGCTTTTAATTTTTCTAAGTCACCTTTGATAGTATCTTTTACCTCATTGGTTTGATGTTTAGGTGGTACTTGGTTTTCATTTGATTCTTTCTTTACCTGTTTATCAGAAGTCTTTTCTTTATCTGCTGATGGTATGTCCTCACCTGCATATATGTAATGACCAAGTCCAAACATAGCTATACATTTAACTAAGCATCTCATCTTGGCATCACTAATCTGTCTAGCATCAGGATTAACTGTAGCTTTAAACATGTGATTCATAACAGGCAACCACATCTTCCTTATGATTCCATTAACATTAACAATACAATGTACTGTAACTGTCCCGTCTGCATGTGTTTCGTTAGGCGCAAACTCATAGAAAGATTTAGGAAAGTTCTCCATTAAGATTCCCCATGCCCAAGTCCAAGATAGATAGGTAGCTACAAAGTTACCACTACCTTTCTTTTCTACATGTTTACTGCAATCAATAGGACTAAGTGTGTCCCATATCTGTTTTGATATTGTCTCTGTGTTCATTTTTTTCTCCATTTGTTTCGGTTATTATATTCTACTCGGTTATGTTTTGCAAGTACCAATCAAGTAAATCTTCTTGTGTACCAAATCGTTCCTCAAATAGTTTAGTATTATGATGCACTCCTTGATTACCTTGATGATGCTCAGGACATAACGGAATAAATCTTTTACTTTTTAATCCCATACCTGCACCTGTTAAGTGATGTATGGTTGGTTCGGTGCGCAGTCCATAATGTTTCTTACAAACCACACACCCGAACTCAACTGCCCTATTGTATTCTTGTTTAGTCTTCTTACTAGGTGGTTTAGCCACTATAAGATTACTTCCCAAAACAATACGATAGCTGACACTATTATGAATACCTGTACTGAATCAGGTAAATCACAAAAGAAGTTAACTAGCTTATCAATCATACTGCGTCCTCCCTTTTCTCATGTAATATATATTCAACGAACTTACAGCCATCACCATCTTTCTTAACACTCTCAATATTATATCCTTTCTCTTTAAGATTAAATATAATAGCTGATAGTCTTGTTGCTTTGTACTGTGTGATTGCATCCCATGTAGTTATACTTCCATAGTGTTGCAAGTGCGCCAATACCATTTGACTTTTATTCTTAGTATCAGTTAATAATTTCATTTGATAAGTCTCCCTTTTTGTAACCTCTTGATTCTCTGTGCATATCTTCTATGATACCGTCTATCATTTCTTGATATGATTCAACCATGTCATCACATAATTTTATTACTGAATCTAGGTCTGTGTTTCTAGCGCCACCTTGTTCAGCATTGATTTTATTAATCCTTTTACATAAATCGCTTATCCTTTGCAATGAATCAATACTTCCGTTCAGTCTGTCTATCATTTATTTCTCCCGTGTTTTTTTATATTATCTATATGGCTCTGATATTCCTTATCATTACCACCCTTATAACTCGCAACGTAGAACTCAGAGAATCTTACGTTGTGGTCATCCGTCTCTAACTTCAATGTTTTACTTTTTTTATTCTCGTCTATGTTCTTCGATATGTCATGGAACATCTGCAT